TTTCCTTTGTTTTGGTTTCCTTTGTTTGTTGTTTCTGAATATTTGGTCTTCAGTTATAACTTTAAAATGCATACCTTTTGCTTTAGCCCACTCGTTAGCGGCGGTCCACTTGGCGGCATTTATAGTTGTAGCAATTTTATCGCCTCTACCTTTAGCATTCTCTATAATAGTTTGACTTTTAGGTTTAATTTCAATTAGTTCTACTAATTGCTTACCGTTTTTGTCTGTGTACTGTACCATAAAGTCAGGTACATAGTTCGTTATCTTATTTGTTAACGGATGTCTATAAGGTATTTTGACATTTTCACTTGCCCACTTAGTTATGTTAGGATGGTTATCACAGAACCTCATAAAGGCAGTTTCCCAACTACTTCGGGCAAAAGGCATCTTAGTCCCAACAAACTTTTCTGGGTTCTGTACTACATATTGTCCTTGGCTGTAATGGGAGTTGCCTGCCATATTATCTCCTAAGGTCTAATAACGTTTGCTAATTTGCTATCTTTATTAAACTTATCTACTGTTAAACCAATCTTATTACCTTTTGGTCTAATAGTATTTATGGCTTTGTATGTTTGTTCGGCTAACTTAATACTATCTTCGTTAAGTTCGAAGTATGATATAGGGTGTACCCCTTGTTGTTCTGCTACTTGAATAAGTGCAACTGCTAAAGTTTTTGCAGTAGGACCTGTAAATCCTATGCTTTCTAATCTGTTTTCTATTATATTAATCTTGTTAGGGTCCATGCCTTTAAATTTTTGTGGTAGCATGTTTACAAGTATGTCTATACTTGCTTCTGGTAAAGGAAAGTTAATAGTATTATTATCTATAAACTGTACAAGTTTATCTCTGCGTACTTCAAAATTGACTTCGTTACCAAATGTTTCGTATAAACTTTTAGAGGACATTATATTGTTCCTCCAATGTTACTTCTTTGCTCTTTTGGTGGTTGCTTTTTATCTGGTTTCTGATTTTGTTCGTTAGTATTACCTGAATTAAACTGTTCAAAAAATTGTTTTGATTGTGGGCTTCTTACATCTTGTCTATTTAAGAATTCTAAATTCTTTTCTGATACATTAACATTATTAATAATACTTCTTTCAGCCATTTCTCCATGAGACATAACACTTTCTTCTAATACAGCACCATTTCTTAATCTATCCCACTCTCCAACATTAAATCCTGAGAATCGTTGTAGTTCCTCTTCTGATAACCAACTGTTAAGTTTTGGATTTATAGAAAAGTTTTCATATAAAATATTCATAGTTATCATTGCTGGTTGAGAATCACTGTGGTCAATGCCATCTATAACAAAACTTGTAATTAATGGATTAAAGACTGTATATCTAATTGCTTTTTGTCCATGAAACTTAACAATATCCATACTTGTTATAAAGTTTCTGTTTTTAGATGGTTGTAAATTATATCCTGCAAAGTTGCTGTCAAAATTTCCTTTGGCTACTGCTTCTGATCCGCCGCCGGCTATTGCTTGTGGTACAACATCATCTGGAGTAATTTTTGGTATTATTTCTGTTCCTGATGTATCAAATTTGTTTATTGGCTGTGTAAATAGATGTGCATACATTTTCATTAACACAACTACCCAAGCACTATCTATAGTATCATATGCTGTTACAGTAATAGGATTAAATTCTGTATGAGTTACAGTAATACGTTTTCTGTTGTATTGATTTTTTACGTCCGTTTGAATTTCTGCACTAGGCACATCCGCAGTTCTACACAAACTACTTAATGTATTTCTAGTATCATTATTGTTTAGTGATGAAACACCAATTGCACTATTGAAGTGAAAGTTTACATAACCTTCAAACTTTTGACGTACTGGATTTATTCCTGGTTTGAATCTTGCGGCATTGTTGTATGAACCAACATATCCTGCTACACTACCAACGCCTGGTCTGGCTGTGTCATTTTCTGTGCCAGTAGTATTCATACCATTGTACATACTACCTACGCCAAGTCCTGCTCTAATAATTGCTTTAGTGGGATTTCCGAAATCTAAACCTTGACTTGGGCTGTAAGGAATGTTACTCCCACCGCCACTTTTAAATTTTCCAAAAATTGCCATATTGCACCTAAGATAAATTAAAACTTGTAAACCGAATTAACGGCTTACAAGTTTAAAATTGTTCAGTCTTAACTACCACTACCTGAGAAAGGTGTTGTAGCATTACCTGGTGCTTGACCTGGGTCCATTATTCCGCCTTGATTAATGCCGGCTGTTACAGCACTAGTACCTTCTTCATGGACACAGTTATCCATTCTTACTGTCATAGAAACAGTAACAGGTTCTGAAGTAGCATAATCACTTTCTGAGTAATCTATGTTTGTTAAGAAACATCCTTCACAGGTCCATATTTCTGTAGGAACAGCAGTACTACCATCTAAGGCTTCAATAATCATATCGAATTTGTAATCTGCACCTGAAATTGGAGCCGTTTGCTCGAAGTGGTTAAGTTGTCTTTGGTTTTGAGCACCAACAATTCTTGAAATAGAATTTTGAATGTCATCCCTAACAACAACTGTTACTGGATCCCATGCATGTTTTCCAGCAACATACACTTTTGAGTTGTATGAATCAATTGTAACTTCTTCAAAGTTTACTTTAGGACGGGTAACGTTCATGACGTTTTGAGTATATTCTCTAGACTCTGTAAGTCCGCCGAAACCTGCAAGTAGAGTTACTCTAAACCTATATTTTAATTTAGGTTGTAGAATACCTTGGTCGCCTGCACCGGTTGGAACACCAAATTTTGATAATGTCTTTTCTGCCATTAGTTATCTCCTAATTATAAAAAGGCCCTTGATTAACTTTGACCTTCTTAACGTTACTTTTATTTATCTAAAATGGGAGAAAAATATTAAACAGAGTTTTAATTAGATATAAAAAAAGGCGCCAAAAGACGCCTTTTTTCATTAATGATTTGCTTAACTAGATCCACTAGTACCCAAAGTATTTTGGATTCTAATCGGAATGTAGATAAATTCAACTGCTTTGACAGGCTGTATAGCGATGTCAATGTAAAGTTCGTTTCTATCAATTCTAGCCGCGGTGTTGTTTGAATTATCACAAACTGTGACAAAGTCAAATAGTCCTCGTTGCATAACAAGGTTACTTAACAATCCGTCAACAACGTGTTTAGCATTCTGCCTAGTAATTGCATCATTTGGTTCAAATAAGAACGGCTTAACGATATCGTCAAGTCTTTCTCTTATGTACACAATAAGTCTAGCAACATTAATTCTGTCCAATGCACTTGCAGTTGGGTTCAGAGTTTTTTGTCCAAATACAGCAAGTCCACGTCCTGGGAATTGTGCTATTGGATTAATTTTGTTGTTATATAATGTATCTCTTTGACCTTCGTTGAGTGTCACTGCTGTGTACTCTCCGGTTGTTGGATCTACAAAACCTACTGATGTCGCATTTTGTACAAGACCTCTTTGGAAGCCTGCTGGTGCGAACCAAGGATAAGCAACCTGGTCATTAAATGCAAGTGTTCTTAAAGCAACATGACTTGGTGGTACAACAACGTTAGTACCGTCTAAGTTAGTTGTTAAAGCACTTGGGTAGTAAACAGCCGCGTATGGTGATGAAGAAACAAGTCCGTCCTCGCCATTCTCACTAGCATTGTTGGCGTTTGTTGCCCAATTTTTTGTGCTTGTAGCATCTGCTTTAAGACTGAATGGTGTATCAGCAACAACAAAAGCAGTATTTCTTCTGTCTGTGCTTAATGCTACCATTTCGTCTAGCATTTCTGGATATCCAGGAGCGGCAATAACATTAAATGCATTGATTTCACTTCTAATGTCATCATTAGAAACTACTGCCGCCTGCATTTTAGTTTTAACTAAGTTATGAACTGCTTTTCTTAAGCCGAACATGTTACCGTCTTGTTTATTGCCTGATGCATCAACCCAAACATTACCTATGTTAGTTCCTGATGGAGTATAGTTTAGTTTGTATTCTTTAACATTACCTGCTGAAGCACGTTTGTTATAACCCCATATACCATTTGGGTATGCTGAAGCCTGAGGTGCGTCTGCGTCTAAAGAACCACTTGCTGACTGTCTAAAGTCTGCAAATACTATTCCATCTGCTGTATGCTGGTCACTTCCATCTACTGCAACCCAGGCTGTACCTGACCATTTGTAGAATTTAGGGAAGTTTTCAGTATCATCTGAATCTAACCA